CGCTTAAACTTGCGGGTGGGTTAAATGCACTATCTACATTTTCTAATTCTCCAAGTTTTTCAATTCTCCATCCTTGAATATCGTTGAAATACTTTGTTTCTCCTTGCGGATTTACCCACTCTCTTCCTCGTAAATTAATTGAAACTTTTACGTTTTGTCCTACTGAATAACCATTTAATAAATCGCATTTATCTTGCACAAAAGTTATGCTTATAAATTGTGGGTATTGCTCTTCTGTTGCCACAACTAATTCACGGCTTTTAAATGACGCTGTTACTTGTTTTTCAGCGTTGATTACTTTAATTTTTCCAGTTACTTCCATTTTTTACTTTTTTAAATTGTTTCTTTTGTTAAATAAATATTCGCTAAGTTCTTTACTTGCGTTTTTCTTTGCTTTATATAGCTTTCTGTAAATTTCATCGTTTTGGTTGTTTAACCATTCGTTTGCCTCACGAACCTCAACGTGAGTAAACAACGCCCTCGTTTTTGCATCAAGGGCGTTAAAATCATTTTCTTGCATTATGATAAACATCTCTTTAGTTGCGCTCATTATTTATTTGGTGTTAAATTATCTTTCAACTCGTTTTTTAGCTTTTCAGTAGCTATCTTTTCGGGTGCTGTAAATGATAGATATACTTTACCGAGTTCATCGATTGCAGTACACGCTTTTAAACGGCTTTCTAAACGTGGTAAATCTATTTTAGGTATAGTTGGTTGACTGGCTTTATTTGCGTCGTCGTCCTCTGCCTGTAATCCTAATAAAGACTGTAATGTATAACGTCTATAATAAGTAATTGCAGAACCTAACTTTTGAGGGTCTTGCAAGTTTGGTAAATCGATTTCACTTGCAACACATTTTTCGGTTTCTACGTGCCAAATAATAGACTTTACTTTATTATCTAAAATTGGCTGTAATAATACTAAACCATTCTTTTCAAGTAACGGCTCAACTTGTTCAATTAAACCGTTAATATCAAAGTACTTCGATTTAAAAAAAGGATTTGTTTCTGTCTTTGATAATTTACCAACTTCTTTTTTTACCTTTGATAAGGCGATAAGTAATTCTTTCATAATATTATTTTTAATGGTTAATTCAAATATACGACTTTATCTATTTAGAAACAAACTATATAACAACATCAATATTATTAATATGCTCTTCCATAGTCATAGCCATTTCAGCTATAAACTCTTTGTGTCGTAGAACCTCTTTTTGTGATTCCTCTAATTCTTTAGATAAGAATATTTCTAACTCTGTTTTAGGTGTCTTATCCATTAGTTAAACGATTATAAGCGTTACACATTGCATTATTATCCGAGTAGTGAATAGATTGTACTTTTGATTTCATCCATTCGTTAAACTTTTCAGCTTCGGTTATTGCAGGTTGTATTTCTAATTTCTGCATCAGTTTGTTAAAAACCGATTGTTTGATTTCTGTTTTCATATTATTATTTATTTAAAGTTACTATTATTGTTATAACACACAAAGCTATTACTATGTAACCGAACTTTTCAAGTGTGTTGATGATTATTTTTTTATCGTTGTTTGTCATATTAAATCGTGTATTAAACTATCTAATAATAAACCAGTTACAAAAGATGAAAACAACGCACTTTTATAGTTTTTGTTTTCGTAGTTCATAATAGCAAACATTGCGTTTAACACTAAAAATATTATTTTAATTACTATCATTATTTCTTAATTTTTAAAGTGTTAACATCAACTCCGAATTTATCAGCGATTTGCTCTAAAGTAAGCTCGGTAACTGTTGGGATGATTTCTGCCCAAGTGCCGTCCCAAAAAATTAATCCATTCCCACGTCCAAAAGTTATTATATTTTTAAATGTTTCTCCATTAATGTTTTCAAAATCAATGTTTCCATAAGCACTTTGAATATCTCCATCTTGGTCTTTAAACTTAACCCCCTCTTTAAACCCTCTTTTTTTAGCCTCGTTAATTAACGCTTCTTTTATTTCGCTTTCGGTGGCTAATTCAAATTTATCAAGATAATGTGTAATTTCATCAATACACCATTCACCGCCGACTAATCCATAAGTGTTAAAACCATTTTTAGTTTGTTCTTTTATAAAATATAAAGCATCTGCAATAGTTGATTTATACCACTTCCCAACTTCCAACCCACTTTTAAAAACCTCTGGAAACTTCTCTTTTAGTTTACTTTGCCATTTAGGACACGCTTCGGAATACGCTTCTTTTATAAACGCCTCGTCAACAAAAGGATTAGTTAAAAATGCGGATGGGTGTTGGTCGTCTGTACTGCTTTTGCCATCTAACGTATAGCAATTGTATTCAGTTCTTATAGGGTAGTACGCATTATTTTTATTATCTTTAACCTCCGTCCACCCCTCTTGAATAGTCCAAATACTATCCCCTACTTTTACTTTGCTTAAATCTGATTTCATAATGTTATAATTAATTGGTTAATTCTTTCTTGTATATCGTTAAGTCTAATTTGTTGTTCTAATAATAGCCCGAAAGCCATTTCGCAATCCTGTAACTCTTTTACCTCTCTTACTAAACTTTTCAATTCTGAAATAGTTTCAGATTTTACTATTGTATCGTTCATAATTCTATTACTTCTGTTTTAAACGGAATAGCCGAAAGGGATTTGAATTTATCAAGCGCAAAAGATATTGCACTTTGTCCGTCGATTGCCTCGATTATATAATCTTGCATTTCTTTTTCTTGTTCGCCATTTACCACAAAGCGAAACCAAACGATAACGTTAAACTTTTTCATAACGGTTTTTTAGTTAAATATTCTTTACAAATTTCATCTACTTGCTTCTCAACGCAAATAGGAATGATTTTCTTTTTAGTAGGAACGGAAAACTTATTAGGTCGTCCCGCTCCGAATGGTTTTTTTGCTGTTTTCATATTTATTTTTCAATATTATTATTATCGCCAACATTTTCGAGTAGGCTTATCGCTTGTTCTATTCTAAACATTTGAATCATAGATTTTGTTTTTTCCTCATGCCAATCTTGATTAATATCATACTCAATATTAGACTTCCATTCTTTTAGTTGTTCAATAATTTCTTTCATAATTTCTAATTGTTTTAAATTGTTAAGCAAATATAAAACATATATTTAAGGTACGCAAATTATTTAAGTCCATTTATCTAATTTATAATAATTCTAAATAATAATAGCTTGTATATTAAAAATAATTTGTACTTTTGAATAACTAAAAATTAAATAAAATTATGGAAGAGAAAAAAGCTAAAGAGATAATCGAAAAATACGGTAAAATATTCGCTAATAATGTTTGTGAGGATATTATAACCGAGTTGCAATTAGATTGGAATCAAGAAAGAATAGATTTCTATTTAGATGTAAAGAATATTATAAACCAATCGTAATTTTTGAACGTATTAAAAAGGTATTAGAACAAGGAAAGATATTTTTAAATTAATGTTAGAAGAGTTAGCAAAAAAAGATAGTTACTGGCGCAAGGTTGCGTATAACATTTGCAAGGACAGAATGATTGCTGACGATTTAGTGCAGGAAATGTATTTAAAGCTATATAATTCTGAAAAGATAATTAACGATTGGTATGTAGCTATCACAATAAAGAATATTTTTATAGACAATTACAATAAAGATAAATCTTTAAAATCGTTAAGCGAGTTTGACGAACCCGTAGAAGCTGATTTCTTCGAGTTCAAACATAAAACAAAAGACGATTTACATAAAGAGAAAACTGTTGGTAATTTAAAATGGTGGGAAAAAGATTTAATAACAATGACACACGATAAATCATTCCACGAAATAGGAAGAGAAACTAATTTAAACTATCAATTCGTTAGAAGAACTTTAATCAAAGCAAAAGAAAATGGCAAGACCAAAAAGTAAAAAAATTATAGTTACATCGGGAGGATTAGGAAACGATGTAGAAAATATTATTGAATCAACAGGAATTAAAAAACTATTTCATATATTTGTTGATGGAGAAGATTGCGGATGTGAGGGAAGAAAGAAAAAGCTAAACGAGTTATTCCCTTATAAATTTAAGGCACGATGTTTAACAGAGGAAGAGTACAACAGTTGGAAACAGTTTAGAGAAGTAAGAACGCTTAAAATGAATTGGGAACAAGTTGTTTATGTTTGTGATTTATACGCAGGAGTTTTTAGCAGACAAAAATGGCATCCCGATTGCATGAATTGTTCGGGAACTGTCAAAACATTAATCACTATGATTGATAAGATTGATAAAGTATTTGATAGTTACGAAAACGAATTGGCATAAGTATTGATACATTAATAACTTAACCATAAATTTAAACAAAATGAAAACTAAAATTATTTTAATCGCATTAGCTTTCGGATTAATGTCAAGTACTTGCTCCGAAGAAGAAACAGTAACTGAAGATTGTAATTGTGAAGTGCAACACTATCTTTATGTCCCAAACGTTGGACATTTAGGAGGTAGCTATCAATTACAATATTCAGAGAGTATAGACTTTGATTGTGTCAATAATGAATTTGGGGTTTACTATCCTGTTAGTAATGTAAATTATAACTACGATAAAATAGTTTGTGAGTAATGGGTAAATCATCAAAGCAAATAAAGAATAGGATTATTAAAAGACAATTATCAAAAGATAAAGCTGATAAGTTTTATAATAGCGTTGCTTTGCTTGACGATGATAAAACATACTCTTTAGAGTTTGAACAAATTAAATTAATGGACGGTGCTTATTTAACAGGTAAGCATTGGAAACAAATGTTGTTAAATCAATAGTTGATTTATATTGATTATGGATAAAAGAAAAAATAACGGGGGGAACAGTACTAAATCTAAAGGTGTTGATAAAAGAAAAAATCAATACTTAGAATTATTAGATAAGGCGTCAACTAAAGAAGAAGTTGTAGAAGTTATCCAAAAATTAAAAGATATAGCAACTACAAAGGGCGATGTTCAAGCAATCAAATTATTTTTAGAATACTATTTAGGTAAACCAAAAGAAACAATAGACAACACACATAGCTTTAATAACTTTGATATAAAAGAATTGTTTAAGTTTGATAACGATAAAAAATAAGTATAAGGCTTTAGGAAGCAATAGCAGATACTATATTGTATCAGGTGGGAGAGGTAGCGGTAAATCATATTCCGTTAACCTCTTTTTACTTTTGCTTACATACGAAACAGGACACGTTATATTGTTTACACGTTATACATTAACATCGGCTCATGTTTCTATTATACCAGAGTTTATAGATAAGATACAAACTGCTAAATTAGAGCAGGACTTTTACATTACTAAAGACGAGATTATTAATTTACGCACAGGAAGTAAGATTTTATTCAGAGGTATCAAAACAAGTTCGGGCACACAAACAGCAAACTTAAAATCATTATCGGGAGTTACTACTTGGGTGCTCGATGAGGCTGAAGAGTTGGTAGATGAGGAAATATTTGATAAGATTGATTTATCTATTAGACATCAAAGCATACAGAATAGAGTAGTGCTTATTCTTAACCCTGCGACAAAAGAACATTTCATTTACAATAAGTTCTTTGAAAGCAAGGGCGTTGCAGAAGGATGCAACATAACTTCGGGCGATGTTACATACATTCACACAACCTATTTAGATAACAAAGAAAACCTTTCAGAAAGTTTTATCAATCAGATTGAACGGATGAAAGAGCAGAACCCTAAAAAGTTTCAACACGTTGTACTTGGTGGGTGGTTAGACAAAGCGGATGGTGTTGTGTTTACAAATTGGAGGTTCGGAGAATTTAACCCTGATGAATTACAAACATCTTTCGGGCAGGATTACGGCTATAGCATAGACCCAACAACATTAACAGAGGTTGCAATCGATAAGAAACAAAAGAAAATCTACGTTAAAGAATGTTATTATAAAACAAAACTGATTACTTCTGAAATAGCTGTGCTGAACAATCAATACGCTTCACGAAAATTAATTGTTGGGGATAATTCCGAAGGGCGTTTGATTGATGAGTTAAGACGTTTAGGAAATAATATTGTAAGATGTGACAAACCACCGATTGAGTTCGGTGTTTCGTTGATGCAGGACTATGAATTGATTGTAGAACCTAACAGTGTTAACATAGCTAAAGAGTTAAACAATTACATTTACCTTGATAAAGGCAGTAAATTATATTTAGACGCTTACAACCACGCTATCGACGGAATAAGATACAATGTGGTTTATCATTTAGGTAGTTCATTCGGTATTGACATTAGATAAGTAACAAAACCCACATTTTTAAGTTATAATTATTATGAAGCAAATAGTAAAACTTCCTGAAAACGCAAAAGATATAACGCTTTATCAGTATCAAAAGTTAGTTGAGTTGTTAGGTCGCGAGGATTTAGACAAGCATAATTTAGACAATAGAAAGTTGCATCTGTTTACTGGGTTAAAGATAACCGATATTGATTTGCTTACTCAAAAGGACAGGGAAGAAATGCTAAACCAAATCGATATAGCTTTAAACGAGCCTTACCAATTTGAGCAAACATTTTATATTGATGATATTGAGTTTGGGTTTATTCCGAACTTTGACAAAGATAAAATTTCTTTTAAAGAATATAGTAACCTTACTCTTTACGGGGAGAAAGAAGAAACGCTACATAATATAATGGCAATATTATTTCGCCCTATTGAAAAGAAAGATGCTTTTGGTAATTACTCAATAGTCCCCTATGATGGAACGGAAGAGTGGGCGGAAGTTATGAAGTTAACACCAATGAATGTCGTGAATGGTGCGCTGTTTTTTTTTGTGAATTTACGAAACGAATTGTTGAATTGTATCCTGAAATATACGGAGGAGGAACGAGCGAAGGCAGAACAGCGTCAGGATATTTTGAAAAGTGGGGATGGTATGCAACCATTGATGAGTTAGCGAAAGGAAACATTTTGAAGTATGATAAAGTATTAGCTAAAAACGTTCACGAAGTGCATTTATTTTTAGCACATAGAATTGAAAAGAAAAAATTAAAGGCTGAAATAATGAAGCCTAAATCAGATAAAGATATACAGTTATGAAAAAAGTTTTTAATAGAATATTCGGATTGCCAATATCGCCATTAACAGCTTTAATATTTATATATTTAGCCATAGAGTTTGTTTGTGTAAACGGTATTGACGAAATACAAATA